CTAATTGATCAGCCACAAAATAGGATTTACACCATCCATCAGCAACATTGTCGCATAGGTGTGTCTTGTATTGTAGGCTGGGCGAGGGCGGATACCACAGGCTTTTAAGGCTCTTTGGAATCGTATACGTGGTGCACGTTCATTAGTAAATGGCTCATAAGTTTTTGGGCAGATCATTAAATGATTTCCGCGATAACCCTCATTTTTCTTGAATGAAACCAAGTCCTCAAGAGCCTTTTTTGATCGATCATTAAGATAAACATCACGAGCATTGTGCATTTTTGTGACATTCTTTTCTCTACCACGCACACGGCTTTTATTTACTCGGAATGTATTATTAAACCAATCAACATCAGTTGTATCGTTTAGTGCAAACATTTCTGATGGTCTACAACCTGTCCAAAATGCAAACTCAAAGTACCAATGATAGAATCGCTCATCATCAACAAGGTTTTTTGACATCCATTCAAGTAAAGCATTCATTTCTTCACGACTGAAAGGATCTGGAATACCCATTTGAACTTTTTTATTCTCAATGCCTGCCATAGGATTATCTAAAATCACCTTGCTGGACAAAGCCATTTCAAAAACACCACGTAGAGGAATTAGGCTATTATTTAATGTTTTAGCTGTTTGAAAATCTCTTTCATTGATTAAACCCCAAATAGCGTCATTTGTGATTTTGTGAATAGGAGTGAGGGCTAAAGTTGGCATCCAGTGATGATCCAAGATTCGTAAATACCCTCGCTTTGTATCTGCATTCGCATCACATCGGTCTAAAAACTTTTGAGCTAAGTCCTGAAACAGGACATCATTCTTATTTATGATAGCTTGATGCTCATCCTCTACAACATCACCACGAGCTTCTATAATATCTCTATCAGTTAAAATACCCCATTCAGCTTTAACAATTAGTTGATTTCTAATTTTAGCGGCTGTCGCAATGCCTTCCGCAGTTGCTGGGTGTGGTAACGTGATGTTGTAGGCTTTTCCTTTTCGCTCAAAGTAGATTTGGATTGAGCCGCTTCTAACCAGCACGCCTTTTGGTAGCGACTTTGAGCTTGTTCTGTCAGCCATTCGTTATAACCTTTAATCGAAAAATATATATTTCCATCTTGCTTAGACCAGACAATATCCTCTGGCCATTTTTTACGACGATGATCTAATTTTTGTTCAGCAATACCAGTGAGTTTAGAGAATTGACTAGCATCAACCCAGTCAATAGGTGTTAAACCCAACTCAAGTAAAGCTTCTATAATTTCATTTGGCATTGCTTCACCTCAAATTTTTAAAGGGTTTTCAACCTGTTGAATCAAAACACACTTGATCGCGAGTTCTATGTTTATCCATTTTCTCCTCCAAATAATAAATATAGAACCGCTATAAATAGTAGAAATGAAAAACCATACAATCGTTCTTTCATATTGCTTAGCCCACATGTTTTGCAAAATTATTGATTTCTTGTTTTACTGCTTCGAGTTTTGAAACTTCAATTTGAGTCAAAGCATCTATACCTAAATGCTCACAAACTGTTTTTACATCTAAGCCGCGCTCATCAATGAATGCTTGTAGTGAATCGCGTTGAGCATCACTAATGCCTTTAAATTCAGGTGGATTTATCCATTTTTTCCGCTCTTTGTCATAAGTGCATTTCATTTGTTCAGCTTGTGCTTTTAATACCTGACGCATGCTTTGATAATATGTATGTTCTTTATCAAGAGATTCGGTCAATTGATTTAAATCTCCCGCATGATTAGCCTCAGTACATGATTGCTGGAAATTCCGAAGATCAGCCTGAGCCTTAATTTCTGCTGCTTGAGCAGGTGTCAGGGCATTTATGTAGTCTTTAGCATGTTTTAGTAATGAAGCCAAAAATGTCGGTGAACTAGACAGCTCAGGAACAGGTACGTTACCTGTGCAAATATCTGTGCCATTTTCATTGCGTATAATTTGACCCAAACGCCCAGAATTTTTAGCGTGGTGAGTAGGGGATGGATTAAATAAAATATTACGAATTGAGTCGCCGTTATGGTCCGTTGTCGAATATAGATAACCCATAACATCAGCCATGCGATACAGTAGATTGCGGTTTTTACCAGCAAGATCAGGACGATAAACTTTTAATTTTTCTTTGCCAGCTTCTTCTTCAATAGCGTGGGCAATAAAGACAACATCTTTACCCATTGATTGCCATTTGCGAACCATACGCATAAATTTATCACCAGCTAAACCTTGTGCTTTAATGGTCAAAGTTTTGTCACATTGTAAATTAGTTTCGTTTTTAGATAGTTGATCTTTGATAGCATCAAGCATTGCACCAACAGTATCGGCCACAATAGTATTAAACCCATCATAAAAGCTGTCTTTTAGATTTTCCAAATCAAGCCAGCTATCAATACGAATAATAGTACCGTGGCGTAATTCTGCAGATACACGATGTTGACCTTTATCAAAGTCAAAAATAACAGGCTTATCAGCGGTATGGGCAATAGTGCTTTTTCCAAGTCCAGGATCTGTATATAAATAGCAAATGACGCTTTCAACTAGTAATGTTTTTTCAGGTGTAAATATTTGAATAGCCATGATTACAACCCCTTATTAAATTTAGTGTTGTTATAAGACATACGTTGATTCTTGCTGTATGACGTGCGTTGAAAGCAGTCTTTCGCATACATTGCTTTGCGTTCTTTTTTGCGTTGCTCATTAACTTCTTGTTGTAAGTTGCGAGCAATCCAAGGTTTAGCATTCAAATATTCAGCATCTACAGGTGTACCGCCGTTCTCTGATTCGAGACGTATGTCAGTCAACTTGTAGTTAGTTGAAAATATTTGAGGACCTAAGCGAACGTGATAGCGCCCTAAGTCATCGCGAGTAATGAACTCACGGAATGGCGTGGTGTATTGAGTGCTCATGAGTTCACCTCAACCATCTTATTTTTTTCGATGTGTGCAGTGATTACAGAAATCATATTTCTGATGTCATCAGCATTGGTGAAATCGTTATAAAAGCTGCCGTTTGATTTAAGAACAGGGTCAACAGCTAAGTTTTTAATAAATACTGCTTTGGTATCGCTACCTAACTGTCCGTTGTAATCTGGCTCTAATTCAAAATCAAAGCTTGTGAATACGTGATAGCCGTTAAGATTTACGATCGCTTCGCCAGTCGTATCAGATGTAATGTTTACTGACATCACGCCGTACATTGAATGTGTATTGCCAAACGAGTAAACGGGAGCAGGTTGGATCGGCTTAGTTACTAGGGCATAAGCACCAAATAAGCCCGCCAAAGTAGCAGCAGAGAATGCACTGAAAACAAGTAAAGACTTACCTAGCGTGTAATTGCTGTTGTGATTTAAAACGTTTTTGTTCCATAATCTACCTCATGTAAGTGAGAAGCCCTGATCGCCGTCCAAAGTGTTCAGGGCTTTTTGCTGTTCATGAAAAAATAGTAAGCTAACTTACTTATGTGGTCAAGTATTTTGGTAATTTTAATTACTTTTGTTGATTTTAATTACTACAACACATGAAAAAAATCCCGCATAAGCGAGATTAAGCGATTTTTTATTTATCAAAGGGGCTAGGTAATAAACTATATAAAGCGTCGTCAAATTGACCATTTTCCTGAATACGAACTGTATAAATCTCAACGATATTCTCGCAAGAGCTTCTTAATGGGATAACTACTTGTAGTACTCTATAAGTAACTTCTTCATCAGCATCTGCATTTGGTAAAGTGATCCATTGACCTTTCTCTGGTATTAGGCCGTGTTCAAACTCATCATATCCCTCAATCCCCCCAATACTGTTCTCAGTGACTTCAAATATCCGTAATATATACATATTATTTCTCTAACTTTAGTTTAAATAGGAAACTAATAAATTAAGGTTTAACCAATGCAGATTCCAAATGACCTACAAAACTTAATTCATTGAGTTGATCTTTAGTGATAATTTCATCAGGGTATTTATTTTTATCAGGATTATCACTCTGTAAACGAACTGTCTTTTCATTACCATAACTAATAAATATTCTTTTCATCCTTAAAAAACCATTATGTAAAAAGACATAAACATCGCCATTAATAATGCTAGATGTATCTACAGGTGTGATGTCTACAAAAAGTGGACTATCTGGTGATACAGTTGGCCACATGCTATATTCAGCAGAGTAAATCACCCTAAGCATTTCCGGCTTGGCTTGAATACCAAGCATTTTCAAGAAATTAGGATCAATTTCGACATACCCTGTAATTTCTTCTAAAAAATTCGCCACACCTTCTCCACAAGATGCTTTTACATTTTTATGAACAGGGATACTTACAGTATTTTTATTTTCGTATGATGATTTGAATTTTAAAGAGCTGATATAAGCTTCATCTTTATTAGGCGGAACAGCATTCTCCTTATTTTCACCTGTTAAAAGCCATTCTGGTCTGCAATTTAATGCATTAGATAACAACATCAAGCTTTCATGCTTCGGGATATTCTCATCCTTCTCCCAATAGATAACTGATGTTTTGGATACACCTACTTTATCTGCCAACTGCTGCTGAGTAAGCTTTTGCTCTTTACGTAGTTGCTTTAGTCGAATTCCAAGAGTTTCCATTACAAAACACCAATTTGATATGTAAGTTATCTTACCAATTGACATGATAAGTTTTATGTTATTAAGTTGGGTAAGATAAATTACTTTTAGGGTAACCTATATGACTAAATCTGAAGCTTTAACCCTGCTTAATTGCTCTGTTACACAGTTAGCAGAAAAGTTAGATATTTCTCATAACGCGATCAGTCAATGGGATGAGAAAAGAATTCCTTTAGCAAGGGAGTACCAAATTCGCGATCTAGCTAAAGGAAAAGAACCAATTAAGCGGGATACATTAATTTCGTAACTGGAATTTAAATATATGCAAATACATCGAATTACAAAACCAAAGCTACTCAAGATTACGTGAGACAACGCCAGTCGATAGCAATAATGGTCAGATTGATTGGGTGAATGGTACATGAAAATTAAGCGACCAATGCCACCAGAGCAATTAACCTTTGCACCTGCATTAGAGGTTTGGGAGTGGTTGAAATTAACGATACTTAATCCAGAACATAAAATCTTTAATCCAGACCATAAACACCTACTAAGTCAACAATGGGGAGATATTGCTTTTTTATGGGCAGATGGTGGTTATAGGAAACAGGGTAAAACAGTAATCGGTGATACTGAAAAGGTAATGTTCAATGTGGGTGGGTGGAGGAAAGAGCGCCAAGAAGCACAAATGTTTGATTGGTTTGGCTTCACTCCAGATTTTCTAGTCACATTAGACGCAAGATTTTGCAGACAATGTTCTGATGTGGAATTTTGCGCTTTGGTAGAACATGAACTTTATCACATTGCCCACGCCAAAGATAAACATGGGATGCCTGCTTATAGCCGTGACACTGGCAAACCCAAACTGGCAATTCAGGCCCATGACGTTGAGGAGTTTGTTGGTGTGGTTCGTCGTTACGGTGCCAGTCAGGATGATATGCAGCGCCTTATTGATGCAGCAATGAAGAAACCAGAAGTATCGCGGGTTGCCCTGCAACATGCATGTGGCACATGTTCATCATTACGAATTGCATAGACAGAATATAGACGGATGGATTAAATGGCAGTATTACCCGATGAGCATAAACTCTTTATTGTGCAAGCATTGGCGTGCCATGACACTCCATCACAGGTAGTTGCCGCCGTCAAAGATGAGTTTAAGATTACTGTGACCCGCCAACAGGTGGAAAGTTATAACTGTACACGTGCAGCAGGGAAAAATACGGCGCAAAAATGGGCGGCATTATTTACAAAAACTCGAGAGGATTTTGAAGCAGAAATTTCTAAAATTCCCGTTGCTTTATGTGCCGTCCGGTTAAGCCGTTTGCAGCGATATGTAGACATGGCAGAGCAAAGCGGCAATTTAGTACTTGCAGCACAGCTTTTGGAGCAAATAGCCAAGGAACAAGGCGGAATGTATGACAATCGCCGTATTCATGTGCATTCAGGGCCAAACGGCGGAGCAATCCAGACTGAGAATCTAAATGTCAATATAAACATGACAGAGGAGGAGGCAGATAAGCGCATTGCCGAGCTACATGCAAAGTTGGAAGCTACACATGGTCAGTAATGCAAAGCTGGAATATATAGCCTTACTCGAACAAAAATTGATGTGGCATTGTCGTAATGATCTGCATAAGTTTTGCCGTGCAATCGAGATACCAGGCGCACCGTTAAATGATAATGACGACTGTGATGAGTTTTATCCTGACAATATTACGCCAGCTAAGCATCATGACCTGATCAATCAAACCTTAATGGAAATGGCATATAAAATACCAGATGAGCAGGGCAGGATTAAAAAGCGTGTCATGTTTTTTATGCCCCCCGGTAGCGCAAAGTCCACATATGCCACTGTAGTTTTCCCAACATGGTTTATGGGTCGGTTTAAAAACAAGAATATTATCAGTACAAGCTATAACTCTGAATTAGCCACAAAGTTTGGTCGTAAATGCAGATCCATAACGCGAAGCCAAAAATATAAGCAAATATTTGGCGCTGAACTGGTCGCCGACAATAGGGCCGCACATGATTGGTCGATTACCAATGGTTCAACATACATGGCTGGCGGTATTTTGTCAGGTATTACTGGTAACCGTGCAGACGGGTTAATTATTGATGACCCGATCAAGGGCCGTGAGGATGCAAATAGTCCTACAATTCGAGAAAAGACTTGGGAGGAATATAAAAGCTCATTGCGGACACGTCTTAAGCCAAATGGGTTTATTGCCATCATTCAAACACGTTGGCATGAGGACGATTTATCAGGACGTATTTTACCCAATAACTATGATGGCGAATCAGGTTGGATAGAGGCAAGGGATGGTGAGTGGTGGTATGTGGTTTGCTTACAAGCACAATGTGAGCAGGAAAGTGACCCATTAGGGCGAAATATTGGTGATTGGTTATGGACAGAATGGTTTAGCCCTGAGCATTGGAAGCAAGAGAAAGTTACGCAAGGCTCCCGCAACTGGGATGCGCTATATCAGCAGAAGCCCAAGCCTAGTGAGGGGGATATTTAAGAAAAATTGGTTTGCAAAACGCCGTTATAACACACCACCTGCTAATCCAATAATGATTGTCCAATCATGGGATACGGCGAGTAAAGACAAAGAATTTAATGACCCATCTGCATGTACTACATGGCTCGTTACACGTACCGATTGGTATTTGATTAATGTATTCAAGGATAAGCTGATTTATCCAGAGCTTAAAGGAAAGGTCAAATCGCTATATTTACGTGATAAGCCTGATGTCGTATTGATTGAGGACAAGTCCAGTGGTCTAACAATTTACGCGCAGATAAGAATATTAGCATTCCGATTGTGGCAATTGAGCCAGAACAGAGTAAAGAACTAAGGGCGCATGCTGTTTCACCGTTGTGTGAGGCGGGGCTAGTTTGGCTACCTGAATCTGCTGAATGGGCGCATGAATTTGAATCGGAATTTTTTGCATTCCCACTTTCTACCCATAAGGACCAGACGGATAGTGTGACTCAATTTTTACGCTGGATGCATGTGCGCTCAATTGAACTTCAAGTATGGGGTACTGGGCAACAACGTGCTGGACATACAATGGATGTTCAAAGCGATGAACAGTATATTGATGAGGATATTGGCTATGGTATTGTTAGTGGAGGTAATGATTTCGGTGGTTGGTAAATTTATTATAATAATTACTAATCACTATCAAACCTAAATTTTAATACAAACAATATTAATAATATAAATAAGGTGCATTAGATATGACAACATTAGGACATGCTCGAATAGATGAGTTCGGAAATATTTCAGGTGGGGTAGCGGGGGATAATAGTGGTAAAGAAGTCACCATTACCCCTTATTACGTTAATCCCAAAGGCTGGCGAGTTTTGAGGGCTAAAGACACTGATATAGCTAATAATATTGCTACTGCTATGCAAAAGGCTTGTGAGAATAACAATATTGGATATGATCAAAAGCAAAGAAATAGTTTATATAATTTGATAGCAGGAAAAGGATTTGATCCTAGTCAAGCAAATCAGGCATGTGAAACTGATTGCTCAGCTCTAATTAGGGTATGTATTTTATATGCTCTGAATGTGAAAGGTTTGGATATTTCAATTAAGGATTTTATAACAAGTAATGAAGCTGATGTCTTGTTAAAGGCTAAATTATTTTCTGAAATGATTGGGGATGAATATACGTCTCAATCAAAATTCTTAAAACGGGGAGATATTTTAGTTACCAAGATCAAAGGACATACTTCAGTTGTTATAGAGGATGAAGGTTCTACAGTTAAGAAAAAAACAAAAAAATATATTCTTGGAGATCGAGTTTTAAAAAATGGTTTAGAAGGTGACGATGTAAAACAGTTACAAATCAATTTAATACAATTAGGTTACGATTGTGGTAAATGGGGTGCAGATGGTTTTTTTGGGGGAGACACCCAAAAAGCATTAGTAAAATTTCAAAAAGATGTGAAATTTGAAGGCACTTTGGGGGAATATGACCTAAATACACATCAAGCACTATTAAAAAAGCTTTAAGCTAAAGTCTCAATCCACTTAAGATGCCTAATGTGATGAGCTGCATACTGATGACGATGAGAGATTAGGTATCTTGGGTGGTACAAAGTTTTTATAACTAAACAATATGGCAGATCACGACATTATTTTTTATATGTTTTTTAACAAATTTTTACTAATTGATATTTTATGAATTACCTTTAAAATTAATATTATTATTTTTTAATTATCTATTTTATGAATATAGCTGTCGATACAGAGTCAAGTAATAAAAAAACCCAAGTGGTAGAAACTATTTCAAAAATAAAGGTTGGCGAGATAGACGAATCTAATAATAAAATTGTTCAGGTGTACTCGAAATATAATGAATATGCTATATATGAAATAGACCACGAAGATATCAACCACAGAATGCGAGTTATTATTGATGGTCATTTAGATGAAACTGAGTTATTGATAACAACAAGATTTCGTAAAGTGAAACAAAAATACATACAAGCAATAGGGATGTTGCCAAATAGCCCAAACTTGGAAATGTTGAAGAGAAGAATTGCACACACACTTTCATCTTGTTTAAGTAGCGATATAGATGGAGAGAAAGAATTCAATGAACTCATTAAAACCATCCAGCTTGAACATGGGAAACTGGTTGTAAATAGAGCAATTTATTTGTTTCCTATTTTTCTAATGACTTTAATAAGTTTTGGATTTTCATTCTACCAATACAATATTTTTGAGTTGAATAAATCAATCAGTGAACTTAATTATTTAGGTTGTTTATTTTTATCAGTATCAATTGGGGCAAGCATAAGTCTGTTAATGAATGCTACTAAATTAAATTTTGAAGAGTACTCTTTAAAACGGTACTACTTGATCCTAGGTCTTGAGAGAATATTTTTAGCATTTTCGGCTGGTTGTGCAGCTTATGTGTGTATACAGGCAGGACTTCTTTTCCCAGAATTTACTAAAAATTCAATTTGGGGAATTATGGTTGCATTAACAATAGTTGGTTTTTCTGAGTCCTTGATCCCTAGTTTTTTAACAAAAATTGAAGGTAATGGCTCAAAATAGAATATTTATCTAATCTAAAAATCTATCTTCGGAAGGTTTTTTAGCCTTGCCACTGATGGTGACATTATCAATAAACCAGTCGCACCCTTAAATTCTGTAGATAGTTTGTCATTATTGGCAAACTATCTACTGTCATGCTTAATCCGTTAAAAATAGTTAAAAAAGTCTTACAACGTCCTATATTGCAAAATGAATCTGCACCTGCTTCGGAAACGGCGGGGATAGCGGTTTATCTTGACGCTTATACAAATCTTATTTCCAATCAAGATACCGTGCTCATGGCAAAGGGCTACGGCGATCTTAAAATTTACCAAGAAGTTTTGCGGGATGATCAGGTTAAATCGACATTTCAGCAACGCCGTTTGGCTGTAGTTGCAAAAGACCTAATTGTTGAAGCGGGCTTAAAGGTGGTGGCTATGTCGCACCCCCAGCAAAAGACAACGATGCGAAAGAAAAGGCAAAAAAAGATAAAGCGAATGCAGATGCAAAACGTGCAGCAGAGGAAGCTGCAAGGGAAGTAGAAGCATTAGCACGTGCCGAGTATGAGCATAAACAAGCTATGCTTAAAATCAGCATGAATAATATCCAGTTTGAATATGATCAAAATAAGAAAAGTCTGGAAGAATATTATAATCTCAAGCGTGAATACATTTTGGAATCATCTCAACTTGAAATTGCTGAGCTTGAACGTAGAAGTGCACTTGCTAAAAATGCTTCTGAGAAAAAACAAATAGAAACTAAAATTGAAAAAGTTAAAAATAATTTTGTTTTGGATTTGAATAAACTTGATGTATTCAAACGTGATAAAACATACAGCAACATCAATAAAGACACAGATAAAATATTAAGTGATCAGGCATATCAAGATAAATATGCTGATATTCAAACAAAAATGAATCCAATGAAGAAATTGGATATAGATGAAAATAATAGGAATAATAAACTTGCAACAATTGCGCAATTAAAAGAGCAAATGACAAAACTGCAAGACCTTCAAAATTCTGAAGGTGGAGAAAATATTGAAGGTCTTACAGAAAAGATTAAAAATCTTGATATTGCGACCAAAGAATTACAAGCAACAAGTTTATCTACATTTGAGCAAATGGGGCAGGATATTCAGCAGGCAGCAGGTGCGGCACTGGCAAGTGGTTTAAATACATTCTTCAATGATTTGATTGATGGTAGTAAGTCAGCAAGCGAGGCATTAAAAGATTTTGTGCGTAATTTTATTAAATCAATTGCGCAGATTATTGTACAAGCGATGGCTGCTTATGCTGCCTTGCTAATTATAAATGCGATCCCTGGTGGTACAGCTGTTACATCAGCACTAGATTTAGCTGCGAAAGCAAATAATGCTAATAAAGTTGTAAAAGGTGCTAGAACAGCATCAGCAGGGCAGCACCACACAGGTGGTATTGCAGGATCAAGTGGTGTTCGCCGTAATATTGACTTGGCGACATATAGTCATGCACCGCGATATCATACAGGCGGTGTTGCAGGGTTTGCACCAAATGAAGTGCCAGCAATTTTAGAGCGAGGGGAAGAAGTTTTAACCCGTAACGACCCTAGACATGTTGCAAATGGTGGTGGTGGCACTGGAGGTAGTATCACAGTAAAGAATATTAATGTGTTTACTGAAGAACAAGCTATTGAGCATATGAACTCACCTGCTGGCGAGCGAGCGCAAATAAATATGGTTCAGCGTAATGCTTCAGCCATAAAGCGGATTTTAGAAGACAGTTAATGTAGCTTTTTTAATCACCTCAATGTATTTTTATGTTGGGGTTTTATTTGGGTACGATATGAAAAAAATTTTATTCTTATGCCTGTTAGTTTCGGGTGGGGTATGGGCGAATGATGATGGGTTATCTTTTGATGAAAGAGAGGCACAATTTAGAAAACAGATTGAGGAAGATTTAGCAAAAGCCACTGATCCCGTTGAAATTGAAAAAAATTCAAAAGAAATGTGGGCAAGACACAATGAGCGATTTAGCAAGCCGACTGCAAAAATTGGTATGACTGAAGAACAAGTAATAAAAAATACGCTGTGGGGTGAGCCAAGCAGTAAAAATTTTATGACAACAAAATATGGTACACGTGAGCAGTGGGTTTATGACAATGTGGGTTATCTGTATTTTGAGAATGGTAAAGTTGTAGGAATTCAGAGTTTTTAAATAAGCCGACTTAGATCGGCTTTAAATCACCTGTGTGATGCAAATCAATCTGTAGCGATAAAGCGAATTTTAGAAGACAGTTAATGTGGATTCTTTAATCACCTCAATGTACTGTAATGTGTTGGGGTTTACTGGGTTAATTTCATGAAAGAAATATTAATACTATGTGCAATATTGGCATGTAATTCTGCAAATGCGATGGATAAGATAGAAATCATTCGTGATATTCCAAATATGTCAAAAGATAAAATTTATACTTCAACAAAACAGTGGATTGCTCAGACTTTTGTAAGCGCTCAAGATGTTATACAGTTTGATGATAAAGAGGCAGGTACTTTAATTATTAAGGGGAATGTTGATTACCCTTGTTCTGGCAATTGGTCGTGTACTCATCATGGTTTAACCAACGACGCTATTGACTTTACTATGAAGGTTGATATGAAAGATCAAAAAATGCGTATTACTGTTGATGACATTTTTTTAGTTCTTTAAATGCGTTTGGTAAAGAAATTCAACAAGTACCGAACAATAAGCAAGAGGCTATGTTTGGTAAGCGTCTTTCAGGAGTGACTAATAGCTTACTTCATACCGTCGAATCAGCACCAAAAAATAAAGGTAATGATTGGTGATTTTTTATAACTAAATAACATTTAAGCCACGCTAATGCGGGGCTTTTTATTAAGTCGCACCCTGACATAAAAGAACAATAAATTAAAAATCGTACCTATATTCCAATAAGGAGATGGGTATGAATACCTCTATTTTATTTGGTTATTTTAATACCATTATCAATTACCTTATGCCATCGCCTCCTGCTCCGAAGGCTTCTGATATTTCTGACTTTACAGCTCCAACGGCAGAAGAAGGTCGACCTGTCCCTGTTGTTTTTGGCACTGTGAAAATTGAAGGTGCAAATGTACTTTGGTATGGCGGCTTATACGTGGAAGCAATTCAAGAACGGCAAGGTAAAAAATGATAGTCATATATGCTGATATTAAAGCCTGCCAGTTCTGTAGTAAGGGAGCTAGAGCTTGGTTTAGTCAATATAAATTGGATTACTTGCATTTTGTTGGTAATGGCATTGATGCGGACGTATTGTTGGCCACCAAAGATCCTTTTGCTATTCGTGCTGTAGAGCAAGCGAAAAAACGGCTAAAAGGTGTTGAGTAATGGGTGGTGGTTCTAAAAAGAAAGTCACAGTTGGATGGCGGTATGGTTTGACTGTGCATATGGGTGTTTGTTATGGACCTGTTGATCAAGTCGAAAAAATCTTGTCTGATGATAGGGATGCATATAATGATCCTATTACAGGAGACCAAACTGTATCTATTTATAAGCCAGATTTATTTGGAGGAGACAAAAAAGAAGGCGGATTAAGTGGATACATGCAAGTACAACAAGGTAGCAACACACAGCTCCCCAGCTCATTTTTAACGCGACATTTGGGCACAAATATTCCTGCATTTCGGGGCATTTTAGGATTTATCTATACTGGAATAATGTCTGCGAATAATCCGTATTTGAAGCCATTTAGTTTTATCATTCGCCGTATCCTGCAAGGTTGGCAAAATAGCAATATTTGGTATCCTGAAAAAGCAATTATTCAACATACTACAGCCAAACGCACACGACACGATATGAACCCAGCGCATATCATCTATCAATGTCTTACTGATACTGATTGGGGAATGGGTTATCCGCTTGGTTCTATTGATGATGCCAATTTTAGGGCAGCAGCAGATCAGCTTTACAGCGAAGGCTTTGGATTATCTTTGCTCTGGAATCAACAAAGCACTATCGAATCTTTTTTAGGTATTGTTTTTAATCATATTGCTGGTTCATTAAATGTTGATCCACGGACGGGGAAGTATCAAATCCGTTTAATCAGGCAAGATTATGATCGAAATACACTGCCTATTTTTGATGAGAGTAATGTTAATGATCTGGTGAGTTATCAGCGTGCAGGTTGGGGTGAATTAGTTAATGAAATAAACATTACCTTTGTAGATCCTGATATTTTTGAAGAATCCCCAATAACTGCACAAAACCTTGCTGCAATTCAAGCACAGGGTGGGATTGTAAATCAGACAATCAGTTTTACTGGGATAACCAATTCTAATCTTGCTCAACGTGTAGCAATGCGAGAGTTGATTGCGCGAAGCACACCACTTGCAAAAATACAAATAAAAGTTAATCGCAGTGCATGGAAAGAAGTTCCTAATGGGCTATTCAAATTTTCATGGGCGAAACTTGGTATTGAAGCAATGGTGATGCGTATTGTCGGCATTGGGACAGGGACATTAGGTAGTGGTGTTATCACAATCGATGCTATTGAAGATGTGTTCGGATTACCTTCTAACACTTATGCAGACCAGCAAGATAATGAATGGCAAGACCCATTGCAGCCGCCTGTACCGAGTCCTTATCGCTTATTAACTGAAGTAACGTATTTTGATCTGGTCACAACATTAAGCCCAGCCGAATTGTCTTATATTGATCCCGATGATGGATATCCGATCATGTTTGCAAGTAGGCCATCAGTTGCGGCGTATGACTATGACCTATTAATCAATGAGAATAAGGTTAATCAGGGGGCGCATTGTGTTGTTGCAATAACTTCAGCATTAGCAAAAGAAGAATTTTCTACATTTCAGATTGCTATTGATGATGAGTCGCAAGTCACGATTGGTGAATATGCGGTAATTAATGCAGAATATATACGCATAGATGCTTACGATAGCAACACCAATACATTAACAGTTGCCAGAGGTACTATCGATACCGTTCCACAAGCTCACGCTATTAATAGTCGTATTTTCTTCGGAGATGGAGCGAGTGCTACTGATCCAAGCGCATCACCAATAGGTGCAATTTTATCTGCAAAAGTCATTACTCGCACAGGTATGGGTGAATTAGACAAATCACTTGCACCTATTGATACAGTCACCATTCAAGCGCGACATAACAAGCCTTTTCCGCCTGCAAAATTTCGTATCAATGACGTGTATCTACCTTTAAGTGTAAAAGGCGCAATCACTATTAGTTGGAATGAGCGCAATCGCTTAATTCAAGACAGCAATCTTTTGGCACAAGATGAAGCAAGCTTAAGTCCAGAAGAAAATACAACGTATGTGATCAAAATCTATGATCAAAATAATGTGCTATGTCGCACCCTGACTGGGCTCACTGGAACCAGCTATACATATCCATTAGATGATGAATTAGCCGATTGTGGTGGTATTCAAACTCATATCAGAGTTGAGTTATTCAGCGTACGCGATGGTGTTCAATCATGGCAGTCACATGAGCATCGATTTGAACGTGAATATGAAGGTTACGGTTTCGGATTAGGAGCAATCCTTGCTCTTGTATTAAGCGGAGATATTGATAAGGACGGGAAAATCCAAGTTACACCAGGTGTAATCACTAAATTTATTTGTAGTGTCACAGTCAGCTTATATGGCGGTTCGGCGTTTATTGAACACTATGGGTTCTTATCTACATCAACCATGTTTCAAGGCTTCATCATGCTGGTATTTGCTGTATTTGGGCTACTGGTTATAGGTATTGCATACCAGTCTATAGCGTTGATGAAAGGTAAAAAAATATCAGAAATTATTGCTGAGGTTAAATCTGCGTTTGTTGCAATTATTAGTGGTAAGGGTGGAGAATAATGAGTAATTATCCTGAATTGCTTTGGATAGCTGAGGCACGCAAACACATTGGTTTAAAAGAAGATACAAGCAAATTTAAACATTCACCAACTATCCTAAATTGGCTAAAAGCACTTGGCGCATGGTGGATGGAAGATGAAACGCCATGGTGTGGTACTTATATCGCTCACTGCCTGCAAACTGCTGGAGTCAAATTTCCTAAAGATTGGTTTCGTGCATTGGCTTATCTAAGTGGTGGAACTAAACTTGCAAAACCAGCTTACGGTTGTGTAGCTGTTAAAACTCGCATTGGTGGTGGGCATGTTTGTTTTGTGGTTGGTAAAGACAAAGCAACAGGAAAGTTTGTTTAGGCGGAAATCAATCCAATATGGTATGTTACGCACTCTATAATGAATCTGATTTTGAAGCTTTTATGTGGTATGGCGTAGCTAACAAACCTGCCGATCATCGTTATGACTTGCCGATTCTAAGTAATGTAAAGGCCACAGGTGCAACTGAAGCTTAAAACATATGCTCACTATGAAGATGGTGAGCATATTTGAGATGAGATGTATTATTTAATCTTCATGATTTTTTGACCATTGCTGATTCGTTTTATTTTTAATTTCTTTATAGCGCTCGTAGAATTGATTTATTAATTCCTGATCAACAGATCCGTTGGCTTCAACATGTCGAATATCAGCATCAAGGGAATACAATTCATTTAATGTCATAGCAGAATTGACCCATAATTTTTTATGCTGGAAAACGCCATCCCAAGTAGTTATTACAGTTATTAAAGCGCTTAAACATAAAGCCAGAGCATTTAATTCATTCGCAAAATTATGAAAAACGTATTTTGTAATACCCAATAGAATTGTGGTTAAAGCTGAGGTCGCAGCTATTCCTATAGTGATCAATGATACTATATTTCTATCTGATTTTCTATTTGATCGCAGTGATTTAATGTCCCAGGATAAGTCACTTTTGAGGACTTTAAGATTGGCATTAATTTGTGTACGCATGATTTTTCAATTTTTATAATTAGTTAAAATTATCTTACAGGATTATTTTAGGCAGAAATAGTAATCGATCATGGCTAAATCATCAATCTGTCAACCAAGATTTATGGCTAAATTTGAGTTTTGTCAACTAAATGTCATTCAACCATCATGGAAATCGTGATAGTTCCAAATAAGGGATAATCCCGTATTTAGTAACTTAGGAAACATTACTACACTTATAGCCAATTCGCCTGCTCCACCAATCCGTGGAGCAGGTAACCGCACTAAATTCTGAGCATGGGTTGATCAGTTTTGAGTACATTCATTTTTTTGAGCTAGGGCAATATTAAGAAACTCTAGTAACTCATGAATCTGAAAATTATTCCGATAGTCACACAAGGCAAGTTCATCTGCCATCATTTTAGACATTGCATCAATTATAGGGAAATTATCAATAATAATTTGCTTTGTCCGACTCCAGCAGTCATTTAAAATTTCTTCATGCTGTTTAAATTCATTATCCCGAGAAACATCTCCAGCAAATCTTATTCCACGAGCAATATTGGTATAGGTAAATATTTGGGTGCTGTCGTTTTTAGCAGTATCACTGTTAGCATAATCGATAGATTCTATATCAAAAGAAGAATCCTCTTTATTAAAAAATTCCGCAGCAACGCCACATTGAAGACAAATAATTCTTTGATAAAGAAACTCAAGTACATCTTCAATATTGGGCAAGTCAGGTTGCGGCCAACTCTTTGCATGAGCATCATGATAAATGCCCCCTTGCAAGCCCGAGTATATTGAGATACGTATATTTTCCTGATTAAAGCCAAAATATCTAGCAGCAAACCAATGGCCTAACTCATGCTTGGACACTGCTAAGGCGGTCATTTTTTTTGTTGGCATAACACCCACTTTAAGGAATCAAAATCACGGTTAATTATTCTTTCAATGTGGTTCGATGTCTACTTTATTTAGGCTACCACGTAAAAGTGATACGGGATTATCCCGCATCACGGGCTATAGGTGATTTAAAGCTATACTAATAAACCACCTTTAAGGTGGTTAGTGAGTAAAATTATTCATAGTGTTCAGGATAAGCTGAGCCAATTGAATCGATAAAATGCCAAAGGCAAATATTATCTGTAAAGTTATTAGGCAATTTAATTTCATCAGATGCTACTAAGCGATCTGAATCAATATCCAAACCGTTATCATCTCCTTCCAAAAATTGAACATATTGATCAGAAAGAAATTTAATTGAAACAACGGAGGGAGACATATAGCCCAAATAATTTAAGGTAGTAAATGGTTCATAGATATGAAGAGTTTTGGATTTTCCATCCACATCAATTAAAAAATCATCAAAGCCACCACTATTTTTAATCAATCCGTTTAACACATGTTTCAAATAGAGATATTGTTTATCTGAAAATTCACTTGCCCATTCTGGCTTGCTTTCATTGGTAATAATTTTTTGATGAATTAATGATGACATTTTTAACCCTTATAAGTTTAGTTTTGATTGATCGGACTAGATAATAATCGTGGTCCAGCAGATCTAGCTTTTCCTATAATTTCTATAAGTTCAGCATAGCTAAGCTCGAATTTATCATTAAAACCAAAATTAATATTAGTGTCTTTAGTCTCAGAATGTTTCATGGATGATAGGTTTAGATCATCAATAAGCATCTGTGTTAGTTGCTGATCTGTTAATTTAAATAAGTGCATAATTCCAAACCTATTCCATAACTACTGAAAAGCCTTTCAGCTTTCTTTTATTTAAAAACAAATATCGATCCGCTGCGTCTTTGGTTTGAAATTTTACAGCACCATCCTTCTTTTCTGAAAAAATGTACTTCTGATTGAACATGCCACTGATATCAGAATAGTCTTGATATTCTTCAAATAAGTCGGTTTGTATGTGCGCGTATTGAGTGTCATTTTTAAGATAATGGAGTCTCATAGCATCAAACTTGATTATGTAACATAATCAAGTTTGATGATAAATCAGACCTAATAAGAATTCAAATTTAAAAAATTGTGGATAAACAAGGACAAGTCAAAAGTTGACGCTTGTCAATGTATGTTTGGTCGGAATACAAACTATAATTGAATAACTTTAGGGTTCTGTTTAAAAAACAACCACTTGTTTTTCATCCATAATTCTACTTTATCTTTCTTTAAAATATGAATTAAATTAGCAAGAAGGTCAAATTTTGCAAAATTATCATAATAATAAATTATAACTCGTACATTATTATCCATTTCATCATTAAAAGAAAAAATCTCTTTTATATAATTTCCATCTGAAATATCTAGAGAATGTCCCCAAATATAAAAAATAAATTCATAGAAGAAAGATTTATTCTCTTAAAATCAACATTTGTTTTAATCTCATTTCTTATGCCATTATCGCCAATGTTTGCTCTTAAAAGTGAAATGGCGTTATCAAGTTCTTTTTTATCGTGTCTATAATTAGTTAATCTATCATGTAAAAATATATAGTCAGTATTTTTTAGAAGTTTTTGATGGTATTTAGTAAATCCATAAACCTTTAATCCAATCAAAGAGCTATGATTTAAATCAGAAATTCCTAAAACCAAATTCTGATTAGCACCGTGGCGACCATGAAGGTAATTTATCTTAATCTCATTGTTATAGAATTTTTCAAAAGTGTTAGTATAGTTGAAAGAGTATATTTCATTAACTTCTATAAAGTTTTTAATTTTAAAATCGGTATTCTTTTGAAATTTATCAATTATATCAGTTAAATATAAATTAAATAATTCAATAAAATTATCTAGTTGTTTTTGTAAAAATGACAAATATTTTTTACTATCAAAGCCGTATTTTTCATTCATATTTACTTTAAAAAAGTCAGGACATAATCTCCCATCTGGTTCTAAATTGGTTTTATTTTGAATTGAGCAAAAAAGTCCCAATTTTTCAAGCAAATGAAACTGAAGCTCAGGAAAATAATACAATTTATCAGATGGCCTTTTATTTTTAATAATACCAAGGTCAAATTTCCCATTTTTTAAGAAATAATCTTCAATAGTATTTAAAGCAGAAACCACTAGCAATAATGCTTCTTCAATTTTTTGTTCAAAATCAATCCATGTTTTAATTTCATTAACATGATCTAAAAAGAAATTATACCAAATATTAGTGTTTAAAATTTCTTGAATTGTATTACTGGTGAGAACTAAGTTGTCGTGTTTATGGAATTCTAATGTTTTTTGAAAAAATGGAAATTCTTTTTTTAGTGAGTTTTCAAAAATATCTTCAAATCGCATACTTCCACTGTGGGGTGGAAAATTTTGTATGCTTTGCATGACATCCATAAAATGGTCATATTTAGTCGGTAAGTAATGAGATAGATCAAAACCATTGCCTACAATTAAAATATTCACAAAATCCTCCTCATTATTTTCAATTTATGAGTAAAGATACATTAAACATATGTTCTTATAAAGATTAAATATCTATAACTATTTTGGAGCCATAATTATTTTAGGTATTGTCGCTCATTCTTCGGTGCAGCTGTGAATTCATCAACAGACATTTCAAAGAAAAAGTCTCTCGCTTGTTCATGGCTACAGTTAAGCCAATCATTACGACGATCTCTTGGTATCACTATAATAGATCTCTTTTCATCTTCAGGTGCATGAAATTGATTCATGAATGTATGTAGATCTGAATTGATCGTCAACATCGACATCGATCTGTATTCAATGCCATCTATAACAGCATACTCATAAATGCCAGCTACAGTGAACGGCAGTTCATCGCGTCTGTAGATCCCATACCAGTGAGACTTGCCATCGATATACTTAGGTTCAAAAATAGTCTCGACAGGAATTAAGCAAAATTGATTTTTCTTCCAAGCATTTTTAAAATTTGGTTTTTTTATCGACGGTCTCAGTTCTAGCGTTATATGTATTCTTAGCTTTTTTTATGTCATCGAGCCATGGTGCAACTAGACCAAATCTGGCCAAGCGCCATTCTATGTTGCCGCGCTTGGAGAAAAGGATAGGGGCCTCATAGTTAGGGTAGATGTCAGCTTTATAGTCAAAAGTAGGCTCGAATAGATTTAATAATTGAGCGCGGCTTCTAGCAATTGGTTCGTAGTTGGCACACATAACTAACTCAATTTTCAACTCTTTAAGTTAGAATAGAATGAAAATTGGATCTAGTTTGTGTCTTATTAATTACTTTTGTTGGTTATCACGTTTCTCAATTGCATCGCGTGCACCTTGAGGAGTACTTTCAAAAAGCTTATCAATCTCGTTAGGTTCAGTAATAGCACTATAAACAATTAAATTAATAAGTTTGAAAAGTTTTGGTACAGAATCAACAACTTCCTGTTCGTCCATTTCACCTGGATGAACAGCATTGTTTCCAATTATTCTAATCGTATCAGCTGCTTTTACTATATTTGTTTTAAGTTTATCCTTTTTGTTTAATGATCCGATATCTAAATTTATATTCTTTCCTGGTTCACCCAAGTGTTTGCAAAGCTTTTGTAAAGCCAGTCTTAAAAGGGCTGCAGATGATCGAGGAGATTTACTGAAAATAGAACGAGCTTCATTAAAATCCTTTGCAACGTTCTCTGGCATATCTACTGAAGGCTGAATTGAAAGAAGGGTGTCAGGGTATAGCATGACTGCATTATTTTCATATTCACCGTCATCAATTGCTTTTCTTCTCCAGATAGACGCATCTCCACAATGACTGCAATAACCAGAATCAAGACGATATTTCGCTTTTGAGGCAAGATTACTCCAACTAACTTGCGCATATGCGTTACACATCGGGCAATTAAAAGCCGAGTCATAGTATTTAGGTGGTATGTATTCCATAATATTCACTAAGAAGTAGGATAAATTATATATAATAGGAACAAACTTAATTTTCAATAACTTCAATAGTTTTAGTAATTATTAAAACGATTAGATACTACCATCTTGAATTATTGAAAGATTGCTTTTAGAGGAACCTAAAACTATAACCTCGATTTCATTCATCGCTGCTCTTAATTTTTTATCACTAATCTGCACGTAACCTGCGGTGACATCATTCTTCTCCTCCTTATTATGATTTAGTAGTTTTTTAATTGTGTATTTCTCATAGTCCAAACTTTCGGCAATAGATCCATAGATATGGTGCAAATCATAAAAAGTAAACTGGAAGTTAAAGGATTGATTAATCTTTGTCATTGCCAT